TTGCACCGCTTGGAAAGTTCCAAAGCTTTTCTACTTCTCTGAACTTAGCACCGGGAAATGCTTGTGGATATAGTTCACGAGACTTATCAATCATCTCTCTTAGTTCAGGCATAGACCTTCTAAGTATTAAAGCTCTGTGTGCAGACCTGTGTGCGTATCTTAGTGGGTCAACAATCATGGCATATGATTTACCACCACCAGCAGCTCCACCATATAACACATCTTTCTCACCAGCAGCAAGGAAGTCTGTCTGTGGACCTTCGTTAGCATGGAAGAATACATGATGATTATCAAGTACTTCTTTTACAGCTTTGGGTAACGTATCTAAATCACTTTCTGTAACAATACCTTCTTTAGTATTGTCCAGCTTTTCAAGTGTTGTTTTTTGTTTCTTGAATGATTTCTTAGCGTTGTTTAGTTTCTCTTCAAGTTTTCTGATGTTCTTTTGTTTACGAGTAATAGTCCTACGTGCTGCATCTTGTGCATCTTTAGGAGGTCTACCACCTTTCTTACGAGGCGTACCGTCTTTGTTCTTTACAAAATTACCGTCTTTATCTTGCAAGTAAAGATGAGGGTTCAGTTCCCAATCTTTCGCTTCGTAATCCATACTTTTTATCTATGTGTTTTTTTAATCCCGGAGCAGACATTCGTCTGTCCGTTTTGTATTCTAACCAATCACATGCAGCTTGTAACGATATTTCTTCATTGACTACCATGTTTTCTGCAATCTGCAAAGCTTCTAACTCTTCTTCAATAGGTTTTAAAAAAGAACTAGACTCATCATCCATCTCATATCCAAAAGGTATAGTTGATGTAGCTCTTCTTATGTATCCTTCTTTCATTTTACTTTTCTATAAGCTCTTGTTTTTTTTGCAGTTTTCTTTGGTTGCTTACTGTGTTGCTTTCCTTTTTTAGTGTCTTCTCGTTTTTTTCTGCTTGATTCTGCGTATTCTTTAGAAGATAATGCCTTAATAGCCTTCTCTGGGAGATACCTTTCCCCAGTCTCTGACGATTTCTTACCACTCTTGGTACGCCATTTTTGCTTTGTCCAAGCTCTAAGACTTCTTTGACTTTCTTTTAGCGACATTCTTTTTCTTTGGTGTTAAACACTTTTTAAATAACTTAGCATATGCTTTGTTAAGTTTATCCATTATCTTAATCATAAATTCTTTAATCCTTTTCATTTTACTTATAGCCTCCCCCTTTGGCTTTGTATTCTTTTGCAAGGAGCTGGGCTTTTCGAGCAGACCATTGTCCGGCTTTACCACCTTTAGTACCGGCTTTAATCTTCTCGAAAAGTCTCTTACGCATAGTCGGTTTTGTATAATTACCGGCTTTATTCACGGTTGATTTAGCTTTCTTTTTTGTTGGCATCTTTACCTCCTTTATTAAAAATTAAATCCCAGTTGTCTCTATACTGTTTAGAATGTATATTAACTCTAGGTGCAGAACCTTTACCACCGTCTGAAGGTTTGTAAAGTCTACCCTTATTCTTTTTACTAGACATAAGGACAGGTTTCTCGTTGCTACCTAGTTGTGGCATATAACTACCCTAGTCGGAACGACTACCATTTAACCTTGTCAGCCCAATAAGCTGCTGATAGTTTACCTTTGGCAATGTTCTTACCGTGTCTTGCTTTAAAAGACTTTCTCTTTGCTTTCATTCTAGCTGATTCACCTGCTTTAGGTTTCCCTGCAGTCTTAGCACCTTGTTCACCAAACCTAATCATTTTAATAGTGTCTCCTTCTTTTGCAAGAACTACGTGTGATTTAGTTGGATGTTTTGGAGTACGTTTAGGTTTGTTATAACCTGAAAAAGTTTCTCCTCTGTATGTAATGCTCATTAGTGTACCGCCTTAGTTTTAATGAACTAGTTTCTTTTCTAGTTCTACTTCGTGTTCTAGTTCTTGAATCTCTCCTAGAACTAACAACCCATATTGTATTGCTATTCTATTTGCTTGGGCAATTGTATCTGCTTTGATATATGGACCTATTGCAGCTCCATCTTCATTAACGTGTTCAGTTATCCAAAGCTTAGTCATTATTGACTACCTCATAGTTAGCATCCTCTGCTTCTATATCAATCGTATGTTTCTCTGGTAGTATAAAGATACCACCACTAACATTATGATTAACATCTAGCTTATCCGTCTTAACAACACCAGCCCTATCTAGTATCGTCTGTGCAGCTTGTAACTTATTGTTAGCTTGGGGAACAGGCTTATCAGATTTCATAACCTCTATAAGCTTGAATGCTGCTGTTGGGGCTTCCCTTGCAAGTACGTCACTGGCTAAATCCACTACTTCGTTTTTAAGTGATTTTAATATTTGATAGTGATTGCCTGAATACCCTGCAAGTTCGGCTGACTTTTTGAAATCCCCACCAGTCTCTACAAGATTATTCAAGAATGCTTCTTGCTTCTCTGTGAGGTTTCGTTTCTTTTCTGGTAGGTAGCTCATAATTATTTTTAATTAAATATGCTATTATTATATACTATCTTTACAAGTTTGTCAAGTACTTTACACATTTTTAAAGTATTTTCAGAAAAGACTTGACAAAATTGAAAAGTAAGTGTATAATAAAGTTGAAAACGTCCCCCGGTTTAAATACATACATAGCCCCACCCAAGCCTCACTAAAATCTAACAAATATTTATCTATATTTATCAATCATTCTTTATAATTCTCATAACTTGTTATATAATACTATAGCTTTATTTGTGTTGTAAAGTATATAAAAACTTATGAAGTTTGTAAAGTTTTAAAGCTTTATAAAGCCCAACTGGTTTATATCGATATTGGTTAGAAATGTATAAGATTTATATATATACCACTCCACCCCCCCTGTAGCTCCTGCCCACCCCCTAAACACTTGAAACAGCGTGACATTTGTCCACTTTACAAGTCTTTAAAAGCGACACTTGTCACAACTTTTAAAGTCTTTTAAAGTGGCAAAAGTCCCCTTTTAAAGTTATAAAGACTTTTAAAGTTGTGAACATTTGTCTAGTTTATGAATCAAGAGATAAACATTTTAAAAGTAATAGTTATTTTTAAATTACTTTTAAAGACTTTTAAAACTTCATACACTTTTAAAACTTCAATTAATTTTGTCACAAAACTTGACAGATTTAAAAAACTCTGAAGCTGAAATTTAGTCTCATCAAATATCATTGAACAATTTTTACCCAACACCACCTCTGAAACATGCATTCTTACAGCATTTAAAAAAGTGTTGCATTCTCTTTTTATTTCATGATTATAATACGTTGTCACGACAATAAAGTAATGACATAAATAACGGAGAATTAATATTATGAAAACATTTAAACACACACCAATAACAAATGATGAAACAGATTATTTTGCATTGTCTTTAATAGATAGAGGGTTAGCAAATACAAGGGCATTAAAAATAGCTGAAGGATTAAGGGCTAATGATTGGGACAAGGTAGCTAGTGCAATCTGTAATTGTGACTGTTCTAACTTTAAAAGACTTTACAAGATAGAGGAACGTTTAATGTACTTAGCTAGTGAGAAAGGTAATGCTAAAGTTATATTAGATAGAATTAATGAAATAGAGGGGGTTTAATAATGAAAATATCAAATTGGAAAAAACATATTTTTTATATGAACGATAAAGAAATTGTGCAATATTATGGGCAACAATGGAAAAATATTAAACATATGAAAGAATATATAAAAGAACTTAGACAAAGATATATTTTAGAGGTGACACAATGAAAATATCAAAAGTAGGTAAATTAAATTCTAGGAGTTGGAGTCTTGAAGCTTTGGAAACTTGCCCCGCTTCTAAAGACTCTAACGGGGAATTAGTTCCGGCTTGTAAAGGTTGCTATGCTGTAGGCGGTAATTATCGTTTTAAGAATGTTAAAGAGGCTAGAAGTCATAACAAAAAAGATTGGCAACGTAGCGAATGGGTGGCGGATATGATAGAGGAATTGGACAGCGATAGATATTTCAGATGGTTCGACAGTGGCGATATGTACAGCCTAGGATTAGCCGAAAAGATATATGAAATCTGTAAGGCTACACCATGGACAAGGCATTGGATACCTACAAGAATGCATAAGTTTAAGAAGTTTAGAGCTATCATAGACAAGCTCAATGCCCTTGATAATGTTGTCGTAAGGTTATCAAGTGACGGAATCAACGGGGAAATAATACAAGAAGCGGAATATTCATCTACTATTATTCCCTTTATTGATAGCCTAACAATAGCCACCGTATGCAATGCCCCGCTTCAAGACGGTAAATGTAAAAAATGCCGTGCTTGTTGGGATAAATCAATCAAGGTTATTGCATATGCCGGACATGGTGCAAAGATGAAAAAGCAACAAAGAGAATTAATACAAGTTTTACATGTAGCATAATTACCCCCTAAAAACTTTAAAAGTTTTCACCCCCTTTATTGGGGGTTTTTTATGCCTAGTCTTTAAGACTATTTATGCCTTGTATTCTGTGGCTAATTCTAAGAGCCTACAAGAGCATATTAAAACAATAGGCTTGTCATACCAT